TGGCAAGCTGGGATGAGCTGAGTAATAATACCTCATCTAAATCAAACAACAAGGATGCCTCATCAAAGGCAGCTACAGGATCGTCTGGGGGAAGTGGAACAAAGGCGACTTCCGGATTGCCGGCAGCCGATGATACCGCCGAAGGTACGAACAAAGTACTGGAGAAATTCAAAGATATCATTGATAAGATCAAAACAGCGTTGCAGCCTACAATACAAGCTATTAAAAATCTATGGAATGCGCTGAAACCTTTGAAAGATTTTACGATTCAGGCTCTCCTAGATTTCTATAACAAGTTTTTGAAACCGGTTGGCAAATGGGTGTTAGGTGAGGGATTACCAAGATTTATTAATGCCCTTGCAAATGGTTTAAGCAAGATTGATTACGCAAAGATTAATAAGGCTTTGGCAGGCCTTTGGGAGGCTTTGGCACCGTTTGCAATTAATGTCGGTAAAGGCTTACTGTGGTTTTGGGAAAAGGTATTGGTACCGCTTGGTACTTGGACGGCAAATGAGGTTGTTCCAAGGTTCTTAAAGACGTTATCTACAGTGATTGGTGTATTAAATACTGTAATTGAGGGGCTAAAGCCATTAGCAAATTGGTTGTGGACAAATTTCCTACAGAAATTAGCAAGCTTTACGGCAGCAGTATTCCTAAAAGCATGGGATGGAATTAATAATGCCTTAGGTACTTTTTCAACATGGCTATCGAAGAATAAGGGTGTAGTCAGTGGATTTACGGTGACGGTTGGTGCCTTTTTTGCAGCATGGAAAACGGTGGAGCTGTTATCGTTTATACAGCAGAGTGGAGGTGTGATCGCTGCATTAAAATTGGTTGCAAAAGGTTTATTAGCTGCAAGAATTGCCAAAGTAAAAGATGTGGCTGAAACTGCAATATTAAATGCGATGTACGCAAAGGACTTTGTTGTAAACCTTAAAAATTCAATTGTAGCATTGGCAAATCAGGCAAAGGCATTTGCAGCAAGTTTGGCGGCAAAGATAGCGGACAAAGCAGAAACTTTAGCATTACAGGCATTGTATGCTAAAGATTTTGTAGTAAGTTTAGCAAGTTCCACAGCGGCGTTGGTAAAGCAGGCAGCCCAGTTCGCTGTGAATACTGCCGCAAAAGTAGCAGATACGGCGGCACAGGTAGCGGCAACAGCAGCTACAGTGGCATGGAATGTAGCATGTGGAATTGCAACTGTAGCAACAACGGCGTTTGGTGTTGCTATGGCGGTATTGACATCTCCGATCACGTTAGTGATAGCGGGATTGGTAGCATTAGTGGCAGCAGGTGTGGCTGTTTACAAAAACTGGGACAAGATTAAAGCGAAAGCAGAAGAAATATGGAAAAAGATAGTTGCTATATTTTCTCCCGTGGGAGCGTGGTTCAAGACAAAATTTACAGAGGCCGGCAATAACATTACGAAAGTGTTTAATGGATTGAAAGCAGTGTTTGCACTCGTGTGGAAAAACATACAGAGTGTATTTTCAAATGTTGGCGGATGGTTTAAGGGTGTGTTTGACAAAGCTTTTGCAAATGTAAAGAATGCGTTTGCTACGGCAAAAGCTGTATTCGCAAATGTATGGAATGCAATTAAGGGAGCTTTTGCTGGGGCAATCAATTGGTTCAAAAGTACATTCCTGACGGCATCGGGGCACCTGAAAAATCCGTTTTCGGGTATTGGAAATTTTTTCGTGGGAAAGTACAAAGACATCAAGAAAGCGTTTTCAGGTGTGGGTGATTGGTTCTCTGAGAAGTTTAAGGGGACATATTCATCTGCAACAAAGGCGTGGTCCGGTGCAAAGGATGCGTTTAAGGGCATACTCGCAAATATTAAAGCACCATTTAAGGGCATTGCGGACTGGTTTGACAAGACGTTTGGCACAGCATGGACAAAAGTTAAGGCTGTATTTTCCTCAAAGGGCAAGATTTTTGATGGCATTAAAGAAGGCATCGACAAAACCTTTAAGGCTGTTGTTAATACGCTGATCAAAGGACTGAATGTTATTGTCGAGAAACCGTTCACGGGGATCAATAAGATGCTCAACAAGCTTCGTACCGCCGGTGTCGGTAAGTTAAAACCGTTCGCCAAACTTTGGAACGAAAATCCTATTGCAGTACCTAAGATCCCGGCACTTGCACAAGGTGGATACGTACGAGCCAACACCCCACAGCTTGCCATGATCGGTGATAACAAGCGATACGGTGAGATTGTTGCCCCGGAAAATAAACTGCAGGCAATGGTAGATCGTGCAGTACAGATGTCTGGAACAGCATCAGCAACGGCGCTGGTACCGGTGATCGAAAGACTGTGCAACGCGATCATTGAATTGGAGCAGAACGGTGGCAGTGGAATATCTGTTGAAAAATACAAGGAAGGTGATCTGCTTAAGGTTGTTCGACAGGAAAATAACCGCTACAAACGACAGCACGGAGCATCTGCATTGATATAAAGGAGGAAGACTATGTATGATCCAAGTAAAGGTGTGATAGCAATAGCCACAGGGTATTCCGGAGGCAAGTATACATACTCCAAAATCAATCACGATTTATTGCAACCAGACACGATGAAGTCCACTCCGGATCAGATGCAGGATTTAGACACATACATCAACGGTAAGGGGTATCTGAAACGTACAGTAATGGAGCATTCACGTTCAAAGTGGGAATGCAACACATGCACGCTGACAGAAAAGCAATGGATATCAATATGTGATCTGTTGGACAAAGGATTTCGCGTCAAGGACGGCAAGGCAAGCGTGAAAAAACGACACTTGAAAGCCCGTTTTTATAACGATTGGACACATGATTATGCCACAATGTATTGCTATGTGCCTGATATTGATTTTCAATACAAACTGGTCCTTAACGGCGAACTAATCTACCAGCCGATACGTATTGCGTTTATCGAGCTGTAGAAAGGAGGGGATAGCATGATAGACATTACCGACGAACAGAAAAAAGTATTTTATGAGGCGGGATATTTTTTCGATTATAGAATGCATTTTCCGGACCTTGACCTGACGATCGATACCGATACGCTTCATTCGGAGGCGGTCACCATCAAAGAAAGTATTTGTGATGATGAAGAGCTGACGCTCGGAGGGTGTATTGCATTTTCGTGTGAATTTGAGGTATCGGAGATCATACAACATGATTTAAGCAAACGATCATTTGACGTAACACTGGAAGTCCATGATGAAGCCGGTAACACTATACTGGAAATTCCGATGGGATGCTACAAGGTATATAGTGCAGAGATGGTAGATGATAAGGACTATAAGAAAATCGTAGCGTATGATGCTTTATATGATGCCTCTGCAGATGTGTCTGATTGGTATGAGGGATTATTCCCGGTGATCTCATTGAACGCGGTCACCAAGACCGATGATAATGGCACCGAGATCACGGCCTTGGTGAAAAACTATGGGACGACCACGCTTAAAGCAATGCGCGAATCATTGTTGCAGCACTTAGGGATCCTGTATGAAGAGCAGTCATTAGTCAACGATGATATGATCGTCAGCAAGAGTCTGCAGCCATCGGGAGATAATTGCACTGGATTAATGATGCTCAAGTGGATGTGCGAGATCCACGGCGGTTTTGGCCGGATGAATCGTAATGGCAGATTTGAGGTAACGACCTTGCAATCTTCCGGGCTGTACCCGGATGAAGAACGGTATCCGGATGTAGACCTGTATCCGGAGAATGGCAATGCATCCTCAGTTACGCTTGGCATTTCGGACGAGGAACCGAGAGCAGAGTACATAACGGCAAAATTTGAGGAATATATGACAAAATACATTACCGGCATCAATGTACGTACAGAGGACGATGATGTTGGATGCACAGTCGGAACAACGGAAAATCCGTATATCATTTCCGGAAATGCTTTGCTATTTGGAAAGACGGCCGCAGAACTAAAACCGATTGCTGAAAATATTCTGAATGTAATCAAGGATATTATTTACCGCCCAAACACAACGGAGCTGATCGGTCTGCCATATGTAGAGGTTGGAGATGTATATTCGGTCGAAAAAGAAGATGTGGTGGAGTCTTATGTACTAAGCCGCACACTGTCCGGCATTCAGTTATTAAGGGATACCTACGAGGCAAAGGGTAGTGAAACACGATCCAATAACGTGAGCGATTCTTCGGAGTTGATCCGGACGAAAGCCAAGATCCTAAAGATTCAAAAAGATATTGATGGCGTGCGGATTGAGATGTCAGATCTGGAAGAGGAGACATCATCACAGTACGAGCAGACCAACAACACAATAGTGCTTAAGGTAACGGACAAAGGCAATCTCGTACAAGTCAGCTTAGGATCTGACCCGGAAAAAGGTACAAAGTTTAAGGTGGGAGCCAACAACATTGAACTGTCGGCGGACGAGGTTATTGAACTGTTGTCTGGTGGCACGATTAATTTGTCGGCCGGCGAGGGAATAACCATTGAGGCCCCGAATTTTCAGTTGAGCAAAGAAATCATCAAGATACTGACTAAGAATTTCACGCTAGACGAAGAGGGCAACGTAACAGCGGCTAACATTACGATCACTGGCGGCAGTATCAAAATTGTATCAGACAGCAATGAGCCTTTGATCGAGATGCAATATGGTACTGGTGATAATATGGTTACGGCCGGATTGTCACCAGAAGGCGTGTATTATACTAATGTAACGGACACATGGGAAGAACGCAGCACTAGTGGTCTGATGACAAAGTATCGCACAGCAGTCAGTACGGAGCATAAAAACGGAACATGGCAGACAAACATGATAAAACAGCGTACATTTGGCGATGCGCAGGACTGGGAGACAATCGAAGAGTACCCTGCGGCAGAAATTGCTTACCATGCTGTAAGTGGCAAGGAGATAAATCGCTTTTACAGCGCGCAGGTGAGCAGTTATTTCGCTTCCACGGCACCATTTTTTGACGCTGTTGATCTATGGAAAATTGATGCGATCAATTGGGTTATGGCGAATGGATTTACCATAAATGATGCCTATACATCATGCTTTAAGCTGGCAGACGGCGTGGTGCATCTTGCCATGGATGTGAGAGGTACGATTCCGGCCGGTAAATGGACAACGGTAGCGATGTTCCTGCCGGATGTATTTGCAGGATTCAACATTGCACCGGTAACGATGAACGCTAAGCAAACAGTCATGTATCCCATCTTGACTTCGCAGTCCGGAGCTGGAGCACAGGCGGTGGCACGGTTGACCTTGATCGGACCGGAGGTTGGCATAGAAATATATCAATACGGGACAGCGGCAGCAGAATGGGCGCAGATAACGATGGACTACTGCATCGAATTGAAGGAGAGTGATTAACGTGTACGAAAAAGTAACGCATGATCCGATCGGATGGAAAAACAAGCGTGTAGGGGGTACCAGCCTATCCGCGGAGAACCTCAACAAAATGGACGAGGACATCACCAAGATAGCAACGCAACTGGACAATGCCTACCAAGATTTATCGGGCAAGATCGAAGATACGTCAATGCTGGTAGATACTATCAATGGGGAGGTGATCTAGTGGGAACCCTCAAAGAAAAGCTAAGCTACCTGTCTGAGACAAAAGAAGCAATTAAGCAGGCTCTTATCAAGCAACAGGTTACGGTGACGGATGAAGATACGTTTCGGAGCTATGCAGATAAGATATCCGGAATAGAGGGCGGCGGGGGCAGTATACAGAAAATTGATGCTGGAGAAAATGAAACCGAATTACCTTATGGTGAAATAAGAGCAATAAGTATCGTTGATTTTCAGGTTGTGTATTATATCAATGAAAAGACGCAAGTAAAAGGAATAGTAAACGATATGGTAAAGATTAAGTGTTTGAAAAATAAAGAAACCTTGAAAACTTACACGAGTGTAGATTGGAGTTGATTATATGAAAGAAATAAATGTTGACCTTGGAAAATTAGGAACACATACAGAACAATTGACCTTGATAAAAAATGATCCAGAAGGACAAAAGGATGTATGGTTAGAAATTTTTGGATTATCCGCGGCGGATGGATTTACAGTTGAAGTTGGAACTTATAAACAAGATGACAAACCATTTCATTATTGGGAAATTTGTCATAAAGGAAGAGTTTTCATACAATTAGTGCCATATCAAGGAACTGATGATTATGTTTTATCTGAGATGTGGGTCTGCATAGGAACAAATAAAATTGATTGGTATTATACTAATGTTTTTGATTTGCAAATATTTATTTTCGATAACAATTTAGTAGTTGCATACGTTAGCGGTAGTATTTCAGATGGAATCAACAAAGGTATGGTTGTTATTCCTCCGAATGACACAGCATTAGAATTTGGACAAATACGTTATGATATGTATTCTATCGGAATTTCAACTCAGGGTATCCTAGGTGCAATTGATTTTCACGGCGGTAGAGGTACGAACATAACAGCACCACAAAAAACATTATATGAATATTTTCAAGATGCGGTAATGGCTTCTCCTAATACACCGCCAAGAAAAACTAGGGACAATGGAATTCTTGTACTAAGAGATTTTTCGTTATGCGGTTCTGATTTTGTGCCGCACGTAGTAGAAAATATGTGGATGATATGTTCAATGCCAACAGCATTGTTGACGCAACGGTTTATTAAACTAAATGGTACTAAGCATATGATTATTAGATCAAAAAAAGATAATGAACAATCGTGGTTTCTACTTGCTAATACTGGTGAGGAGTATACAGGAAGCAACGAAGACAATAGCTGGTAAGTGTTTCGAGAATAAGGGACAACTGGGAGCTTTAAGTTTATTTAATGCCGTAAGGCGGAAAGGAAGGTAAATAAAAATGGACAAATTACAAATTTATGCAGCACAGTTAGGACTGTCAACAATAACGGCAACCATTGCGTCAAAGTGTGGATTGCTT